CCGATTAGGGACGCAAGGGAACGCTGCGGCGACGACGGCCAGCGTGCGGGTGTACGGCCACCCGGCCTTTTCGAGAACGTAGTGGTCGTCTCCGTTGGCTTGCGGCCCCCAATAGAGGATCGACGCGTGCGACGCTCCGGCGCCTTCTCCTACGCCGTAAGGGTCGGCAAGGATCGTGCCGTCGTCGGCCAGATAGTTCTCGTCGGTCGTTATGTGCGTGTATTGGCCGGCGGCGGTCGCGGTGCCGGCCACGGCAAACGACGCGGCGACAATCGTTGCGGCTAGTAGGCGTTTCACTTGTTGCACTCCCAATGGTTGAAGCCTTGCGGCGTGTTGTATGCCAGCCACGCCGAAACGGCGATCTGGTCAAGCGGGTTCCAAATGTCGCCGCTGTTGCTGTATCCGGCGGCGGCGGCCTTGTCGGCGCGACTAGGCCAGTACCCGTCGAGGTGCTGGAGAAGCCCTTTGGCGTACATGCCGTTCGCGGCCTGGTTCGGGTTTTCGGCGTTCCACCGGCCGTCTGATTCGCAGTCGATGATGTGGAGTACGCGTTCGACGTCGCCGGCGCGAAACCACGTTGCTACATCTGGGCGCCACGCTTCGATTTCGTCGCGGAACGTGACAAGCAGCGAATCGGCGGGCGTGGATGGTGAGGTCGTGACCGTTCCCCCGATCGGTACGCCCTCACCATCCACAGGGGTGGGTGCTGGCCGGCCTGTAGGGTCCGGCGGCCTTGCCGTGGTCGTCGCCGGAGGCGCAGCGGCCAGCACCCGATCATGAGCGACGCGCTGCGAGGCGGCGCCGTCGCCGAGTTGTTTCACATCGCAGCCGACCGCTACCACAGCCACAAGGAAACCTGTTCCCAGTCGGAGGGCCGCGCTACGTGAACTTCGACGCCTGGGCAGTTCTCCAAAGCGCCGACGATTTCCCGCTGCATCGGTGACAGGCGCCCGGTTTCGCGTTTCAATTCTAGAAACATGACCCGTGGCGGCCGTATCAGGACGAGGTCTGGAAACCCGGCGTTGCTGCGCCGCGAATCGGGGTTGTGGTACACGTACCAGTCGCGCAGTTCGGCGAGGTCGACGACGGTGGCTTGCCATGATGCCTCTGTGACCAGACCCGATGAGGCGTCAGTTCTTGGCGGGCGCGGCATCGCCGACCAGTTCCTTCATTAGTTCCGGCAGGATCGCGTCGAGTTGGTCGTACTTGTCGCGGGTCAACTGGTCGGGTAGCGGCAGCGAATAGCCGAGTTTCTGAAGTTTGAACTTCAGTTTTCCTTTCGTCATCGCGTCGAGGCCGTTCAGCGTTTTCTTTATCTCGTCGGTTGGCACCGGGTTAGGCGGCGTCACTGCGGGTTCAGGCGGCGGGTTGCCGGCCAGGTGGAGTTTCGCCACCGCGGCCGGCGACAGGGGCGGCGGTGGCGGGGCGGCGCTGGTTACGCCCGTTTGGTCGGGTTCGTCGGTGTCGCCTTCGATGCTGGACCCGTCCGCGTAGCCCATCAGCCCGAGGCATCGGCCCAACGCCTGCGTCATCGCGCGATCAGGGTCTCGGGTGTCCTTGGCGCCCTGAGCGTTAGGTATCGGTGAACGTAGCGCCCGTGTGCCGTAGGCGCGGGCCAGAACCCGACCTGTGGCGATCTCGGTTACCTCACAGCACCCGACGACGCGGGCGACGTCGCCTACGTGGTCCTCGGTGAACGATTGCAGTAGCCCGTATTCGGTGGGCGGGTAGTCGGCGCGGAACGCCGCCAACTTTTCGGACACGCGGACAATGTCCATCAGGCGACCTGCGGGCGGTCGGCGGCGGCGAGGGCGACGGTGGCGGTAACGCCGTAAGCGGTGAGCCGGTGGACCTGCCCGGTGTTGCCGGGTGTCGTTTCGGCTTCGATGACGGGGCCGCCGTAAAACTCGCGTTTCAGTTCGACAAGGCCGCTGTCGCGTAGTTCGCCGAGGCGGGTACACATCTGGTTCGGTGAGATCGGGTTACCGGCACCGTTCACAACCTGGCCGCTGGTAGCGAGGTCGTAGCCGGTGTACCCGCCGTCAGGCCACACCGCGTAGAGAGCGAGGAGGGCTTGGGCTTTCTGGGAACCCGAACGGACCTTCGCTGCGGCGCGGTGGCTGGTCAGCGGGTGAGCGTCAGAAACCGGGCCTCCGGTGTCGTCCCACAGGGTCGGCGCGCGTAAAGCGCCCGTCGCCATGTCGTCAAGCGTCCGTGTGTCCATTAGTGCCCCCCTAATAGTTTTCGTCGACCCGGTCGGCCTTATGTGGACTTTACATCACGGCGCGGACCCGTTTCGGCCATACCTTGAAAACGGCGACAGACCCGCCCTTTCGGGCGGGCCTGTCACGGGTGAGGTTCTAACCGTTACTGGGATGGTTTTCGATGAAGTCGGCGTAAGCCTCGGGCGAGTTCAGCACGATGGTTATGCCGCCGGCTGCGGGTTCCGGCCCCTTCCCGATCGTCATGGAGATGGTTCCAACCAACGTCCCGACAGCGACCAGGAGGCCGGTTACAGCCGCGATTAGTTTCGTTGCCTTGCCCATTGCTCACCCCTAGTCGTAGAGGTAGTCGTGCGACCACTGGCGCGTTTCGACCGCCGACCAGAGCCGCCAAACCATGTCGAACATTTCGTCGGAGCGGCCGTACAGATCCTCGGTGCGGCCCCAAACATCATGCGAATGGTTCCAGAGGTCGTCGATCTGCCACTGTTCGATGCCGCCGCCGGTGTCTAGGCGCACCCGTAGTTCGGTGAGGCGCCGGTCGAGTTCGTCGATCTGCCAGTCCAAACCGTTTTCGAGGTCTTCTAGTTTCCATTCGATGTCGACGCCGGCGTTCTGCCGGCCCTGTATCTCGGCGACCTGCCTGACAAGGTCCGTTACCTGCCATGTGATGTCGACCTCGGCGTTATCGCCGCCGACCATCTCCGCTAGGCGTCGTTCCAGTTCGTCGGTTTTCCATTCGAGGTTGGAGACGCTGTCGTAGATCGCGTAGAACTCGCCGGCTCGGACGAGGATGTCGTCGAGTTGCCAGGACACGTTGTCCAGGTCGAGTCGAACCTGGTCGACGCGTTCGGTGTTCGTCGAGATTTCAGCCCACGCGTACGCCTGGTCCTGGTACTGGGACCGGAGGTTCTCTATTTCTGAGAACATCTGGTTTGTGCGCGTGTCCAACTCGTTGGCGAGGCTGACAGCGCCCGCGAGTTCCTCCACGGCGTAAGCCATGTCTCCGACCGCCTGCGAGTTGTCGTCGATCTGGGCGCGGATCATCATGCCCTGCCAGATAATGAACCCGACCGCGATCAGGATGCTGACGAGCGTCCCGAGGTTGAGTTGCGGCAGTTTCCACTGTTTCCACGAGGTGGAAGGTTCGTCGGTCACTTCACCAGCGACGCCGAGTTGTCGCCGACGAGTTTCTGCGCCGCAAACGACTTGATTATCGACAGGCCGGAAGCCATGCCGGCGCACGCGGCCGCCTCCACGGCGTCGATCGAATAGAGCAGGCCGGTGCCGTCAGCGATCAGGAGCGCCGCGAAGCATTGCACGGCGGTCATCACGGTGCGTTCGAGGAGGTCGAGGTATTCAGCCATGAGAAATCACCTAGTCCTTTTCCTGTATCTGTGCTTCTAGTTCGTCGATGCGTTTCAGGATCATCTGTACGCCGTTGAGGAACCACGTTGCGAGGCCCTCAAGTTTTTCTTCTAGTTCAGGTGTCAAGTCATCCTCCGTTGTGGTGCCGTCGGGGAACGGGCCGGGTAATGGTCCTCTAATCGTCGTTGCCTGGTGGTGCCAGGGTTCTTTGGGGACGGTTTGGTGTAGGCCGTTGGCGCGTAGCAGGTCGTGGACGTCGTCCCAGTCGAGTTTCCAGTGGTGCGTCAGGTCGACGGCATAGACGTAGCCGACGCCGTCCGGGGCGTCGCCCTGCGCCATGTGCCACGATCCCCTGAAAGTCTTGCCGCCCCTGGTCCCTATGATCCGGTCAGGGTTGGCCGCGAGGTTGAAACCCGGCTCGCCGGCCTTGTAACCGGCGTAGAGGCGTTCCTGTTCGCTTCGGGGCCGTCCTGCGGACTCGATGCGCAGATGGGCGCGGAGGACGTCAGAACGCCTGTACGCGCGGCTCAGACGAAACGCGAGCAGCGGTTCGATCAGTTGGACGTTCTCGTCGCCGTCGTCCTTGAACTGTTCGAGATAGTCGAGGTCGTGCTGGTAGCCGGTGTACGTCACGGCTGCGCTATGAACGCTTCCCAGTCGGCGACGACCTCGGCGGTCCATGTAGCGGCGGCGACATCCTGCACGCGTTGCGCCTCGCCGGTCGTGTCGGCGCCCGGTTCGAGAACGTGCCGGTGGAACGTACGCGACAGTTCGACGCCGTCCTCCGAAACGATGGTCGCGCGTCTGACCTGTAGTTGGCCCATCTCCAGAACCTCGATTTTGTCGACTGTCGTCGTTTTAGCGAGTGCCATTTTACGTTCCTTTTATGCTGCTGCGTAGTAACTGCCGGACACGATGAACTTCGTCGAGGCGTCGACCAGCCCGGCGATGGCCTGGTTGGCGGTGCCGCCGTCGCCGCCGTTTACATCGAAGTAACTGACGCCGACCTGGCCCCACGAGTAGACGCCGTCGGTGGTTGCGCTGGACAGTTCCGTAGCGGTGACGATCGCGCCGCCGCCGCGGTCGGCGCGGTCGGTCAGGTCCGCGGCCTGAGCGAACGGCAGACCGCCGAGGCGTAGCGTCCCGGCAGGGCTGGACACCGACGACAGTTCGATCGTTCCCTGTATGAAAACCATTCGGCCGATCCGTATGTAAGCCATCGAATCGAAACCGGTGTTTATGGTGATGGACCCTGACGTGGTCGCCGTGAGGGTCGCAGTCCAAAGGCCCTCCTCGTAGAAATCAAGGGTGTTGGCGTCGCTGGAATCGAGGTCGTCGATTTTGACGCCGCCGCCGGCGCCGGTCAGGGTCAGGGTGTTCGACGCGTACGTGGCGGTCGATTCAGCGGAGATTTCCGACGACGACGAAAATGTGCCGAGGCCGTTCGCTGTCGACCCTGACCATGCGATCCCGCCCACTTCTGCCCACGCTGACCCGTTGTAGAGGTAGACCTTGTTTGTGTCCTTCAGGTACGACACCTGGCCTTCAGCGGGCGAACTGATCGCCGACGAGCGCGCCGACGCGTCGTTGTGGACCGTCACCACCTGATCCATGAGATAATTTTGGACGTCGGCGGTGGCGGTTAGAACCGCGCCGGCGCTGAATGTTTTCCAACCACTGGGTGCCATCGTTTCTCCTATGGGGCGAGTTTGTTCGCGTCGAGCAGGCCGTCGATTTCAGAATCCAATATAAAGAACTGGGATGCGCCGCTGCCGCTCGTCGTGACGCGCATCGTCCAATCTGCCGGGGTGATGTCATGCCTCACGCCTTCACAGCGGACGACTTCCAACAGGTCTGTGCTTGCGCCGGCTGGTCGGAACCTCACCGAGAAGCCGTCCCACACGCCCATTTTGACGACCTTTTCGGCTTGGGCTTCGGTCATGGCGCGCGGCTTGCATTCCATCGCCGAGATTCTGAGCGCCGGCGTCGAATGGAGAGCGACGAAATTCGTGCAGGCTTCGAGGACGTCGGCGTCGTTCAGGTTCAAAAGGTTGCGGCGCACAATGGTTCGTATCCCGTAGGCGGGCGACCCGACGACGTTCTCCAGATATGTCTGGTCGTTGCCGGTCGACCCGGCATAGATGCCGCGCGTGTAGAGCAACTCGGCACCGAACTGGGTGACAATTGAAGTAAAAGGCGGCGTGTCGGTCGTGGTCGACGACCCGCCGAACGTCAAACCGGTCGCAGATGACGACGCGTACCGCTTCTTGTAGGTGAGGACGTTTCCGCGGTTCGCGGCCGTTGCCGCAGCCGCAGCAGGTATCCCGTGGCGGCAGTAGATGGCGCCGTCTTCGGACTGTGCGAGGCGCGCCAGGTACGTCGACGTTTGGAGGCGCGCGACCGTTTCGGCGGCCATCGTGATCGACGAGGTGTCGACCGCCCTGTCCAGCGGCGACGATTCGTTCGGATAGGCGACCTGGGCGTTGTCGAGCACGGCGGTGAAGCGGGCCGAACCGACCTGCTCAGCGAACGTCGCGTTGCCGGTTACGCCGTTGATGTTGTCGACCAGTTCGGTGCGGGCCAGTTTCGACAGGCCGTCGGACGCTTTCACGACGAGGGTCGACTGGGTTTTGTCGGGGAAATGGACGTCTACGTCGTCGCAGAGGCCGCGAAACAGCGGCGTCGAGTTGCTCGCCGAGTTGAAGTTCACGGCGACGCGCACTTCGGCGTTTATCCACTGGGCGTCCGAGTAGGTGCCGCCGCCCAGCGGCGTATATTTCGCGTCGTCGTTGTTCAGGGCGATGCGGCATGTCCCCGCCGTGAACGTGTCCAGGACTCTGGAGCGGCCGACGTCGATTTTGATGGCGCGAACGTCGGAAGTCACATCTCGCAGCGACGCTCCGAGGATGATTTGGACCGAAAAGGTGGGCGTGGCCATCGGCTAGTTAGCGCCCTGCTGCCAGTGGGGCGGTAGCGGGCCGTTCAGAGCGACGTCCTGGCCTATCGCGTCCATGACTTCGGTAGGTGACACGCCGGTGATGTTGAAAGTATTGTTTACGGTCTGTGGTGTCCCCGGCGGCCCTGTTTGGCGCGGCGCCAGAAACCTCGAAAAGTCGATGGTCGGGTCGGACAGCATCCTGAGCGCCTGTTCGGTGTTCAAGCCAGTGTTCGGATTTATGGCGGTAAAGCCTGTCACCCCCGATCCTGGCATCCCGCCGCCGCGTGGGAACGGCCCAGGGGCGAACGGCTCGGCGGCGTTCGCAGCCGCCGCGGCTGCGGCGGCTGCGGAGGCTGGATGTTGCCTAGCGGGCGTCGTGACGGCTTCGACGGCTGCCGCTGCTGCTGCTGCGGCAGCGGCGGCGGCCGGGTGCTGGTTGATGGCCGAACCGCCGGCACCGGTGCCGTCAGCTACGACTACGTGTCGCGCACCGTGCCCAGTGCCCATTTCGAACGGGTCGTTGTTTTCCAGCGTGTCTTCGACGCCGTTAATAAATCTCCATGCGGCGCCAATAGCCGAAGCCGCAAAGTTAAGTTCGGCTGACGCCTTCCACGAATCCCAAAACCCGAGGTCGTTAATCTCCTCGTCAGGCACGCCGCCGACCGCGTCCAGCACTCCCTGGACAAAACCCGAGCCGACTACCTTGCCGGTCAGCACGCCCCCCTCATACCATGAAGGGTCTGACCAAAACTGCTTGACCGCTGGCAATACGGATTCGTTTAGGTGCGTCACTATTGACGTAAACGCCGGGAGGAGCGCCGTACCGATCTCGGTCTGGATGTCGTCCCATTGCCCCGCGAGTTGTTTCTGCGTGTTTACGGCGCTGTCCGACGTCCTGGCAAAGTCGCCCATAGCGACTTCGCCTTTTTCGAGGATCAACGCGTAAGCGGCTTGCGATTTGATCGCGGGCGTTAGCGCCTCTTTCGTGGACTTTATGAGGCCAATTTCGAGCGCCTTTTGTTTGATCGTGGCGGCGTCCAACAGGATGCCGAGCCGGCGCAGCGGTTCGGCCTCGCCAATAATGCCGGCGCGTAGCGCCGTAAGGGCTTCCTCCACGCGTACGTTTTCAAGCGACGACAGATCGCCGGCGAGGCCGGTAAGCGTGGTGGCCATTTCGGCCGAATCGGCTTCGGTCATCCCCATGGCTTTTCCAAGGCTGCCGAAAGTGCCCGTCGCTTCGAGGGCTTCGCGGCGTGTGACGCCGAACGATTCGAGCGACGTTTCAGCGAACGCCTCGACCGCTTTCGACGCCTCACCGAACATAAGCCGACTTTTAGAAATGGATTCTTGAACGTCGGCGGCTTTGTCGATCATGGGTTTCAGGGCCGCAGCCGCGCCGACAGCGACACCGGCGAGGGTGCCGAACCCGATGCCGGCCATACGGGTCGCCTTCATCAGTTTGTCGCTCATCAGCGACGAACCCTTGGCAACCCGCTTAAACGACTTGTCGAGGTTCGAGGTGCGGCCGACGAAGTTGACGGTGAGCGTTCTGGTTGGGGATGCCATTACCTCGCCACCTTCCTGAGTGCCTTTTCGATGTTGTCGGTGTATTCCTTCTTGATGAACCCGTGGAGGCGCCTAATCGTCGGAAACAACACATAGCCCTTACGGCCGCGATGAATCGGAAACTGCAACGTCGTTTTCTGGTTGCGGCCGCCGAACTCGGCGCCCATGACGAAATCGCCGGCCGACGGTCGGTTTTTACGCCTCGACACCGCCGCTTTCTTCGCGCCACCTATCTTCACTTTCGGGACGGTGCCCTGGACGGCCCGTAACGACGGCACGATCGTTTCGTACTGCTGCGCCGACCAGATGATCCGCGCTCGCTGCTTCATCTCCACAGCGACCTTTTCGGCGATCGCCTTATTGCCCTTCCCGATTTCCTTTTTTGTTTCGCTGGGAGCGAACCTAAGTTGCCGCAGAAAATCGTCGAGGCCGTACATCTCGACAGCGACCATTGTCCGGTTTCCTGAGGTCCGTCTAGCCATCAGCGCCGCTTGCTCGCTTTCTCCTGCTCGTCAGCCTGAAACTCCAGCACCCGGTAAAGGGCGCTCAACACCTCCGGCGGACACTCGATCAACTGCATGGGGCCGATACCCGTTCGGATCGCCAACGCGGCAACCTGGACGGTTAGGGCGTCCCATCCAAAGGGACCGCGTCGGCCTCGTCGCCGACCGCTTCTATATCGTCCAGCAAATCGAGCCACGTATCGAACGGCTTGACGGCTGGCCCGTTGCCGGCTTGCGCTTCCTGCCATGCGGCACGATGCGCCAACCACGCGAGATGCTCGACGCGGACCTCCGACATGGCTTTGCCGATCCCGAGCGACCAGTGCCGCTCAAAAGCGACGATGGCGGCAGGGCCGGCAACCAAAAGCCGTTCGGCGCCGTCGTGGACGATCCGCAAACTGATTTTCATGCTGTTTTTCATGATGCCCCTCTGTTCGGGTTATGACGTTGCGCGGGTGATGGCGCCGGTAACGGGCCATGAGCAACTCAGCGTCGCTAGCGCTCCGACCTCGGCGTTCATGGGCGTGTATTGGGTAACCAGCACGGTGCCGGCGTAGGAGGGGTTGGTGGCGCTGACTGAGGCGCCGGTCGCCTTGAACACGAACGCGGTCGTGGTCCCGACGAGGCCGTTGAGCGTGGCGTCGACCTCTGAGGCGGCGTAGTCCTGGTTAAAACTGACGTTCAAAGTTGCGTCGCCGAGGCCCGCTATTCTCGTCCTGACTGTGTCGCCGAACGCTGTGGTCTCGACGTCGTCGTAGTTAATTTCCAATGACGCGCTTGTCATGTGGTCGGAAAGGTCGACGCTGTTTAAAGTGAGAACCGCCGCAGCGCCCCCGATTAGTTCAGCCATTGTTTAGCCCTCCTCTGGGCGCTTGCCGGCGGTCAGGTGACCACCGTCGATAAGTTGCTGGGCCTGCTCGTCAGACATGTCCGACGAAAATGTTTCTCCCGGTTCGTGACCGGCGACGGCGTGATTGCCGACGACGGTGTATTCGTGCTTCTTCTTAGCCATTACGCGTAAACCTCCACGCTGTACTCGCACCCCAGAAAAGGGGTGTCGTTGATGTCGACCAGGCCGTAGGTGTCAGCGGACACGACCTGGCATGTGGAACAGGCGCCGCCGAGCGTTACGTCGCCCTCGATGAGCGTCTGGATCGAACCGGAACCCGACAGGAACCCGTCAAGGAGCGTCTGGTTGGCTTCCTCGTCGAAACGCTGCGCCAATACCAGAACCTTGAACAGGAACCGCTCCAGACCGTTGCCGAACGCCTGGTGGTATTCGGCGACCGGGGAACCGGGCTGCACTATCGCAGCCGGCACCGACACGGTGTCCGGCACCGTCGCCGACACCTGAATAAACGTCGAACTGGTCGCCAACCGGGTTTTCAGGCCGGACCGTATGGCCGCATAGTCGGCCATTAGGCGATGCCGGGGCGCCGGTAGTCCATCAGCAGGTGCGCGATGTCCGGGTCGGACCGCGAGATCCGCACCGGCCCGAAGTCGCCCACGCCGATTACGCCCATAACGCTGGCCTTGCGACCATAGAGGCGGCTCGAATACATGAGGGCGGCTTGTTTGACGGCGTTCGGTACCGACGGCCATCCCCATTTTGCGGTGATTTCAACCGAAACGAGGCCGTCGCCGTACACCGGAAACAGGTAGTTGCCGACCGCCCGCAGATTGAACGCGGCGCGGCCCTTAGCGAGGCTGTTCAACGGTTCGACCTGATAATCGGAACTGCTCCAGGTGGTGTCGAACGCGCCGTCGCCGCTGGTGTCGGTTTTGACGACCAGCCCGGTGAGGGTGCTTATGTCGTCGGTTACCGCGAGGTACGGCTGCGCCCGGTACGTCCGAGCCGACGCGGCGCCCGCAGCGGTGAAGACGCGGCCGCACAGGTCGTCGATCGCTTCCTCCGCGGCGTTGATCGCCAAATTCAGGAAGTCGTCGTCGGTCGACCCGGTGATCCCCAGCGCCGATTTCAGTTCGGACAGGGCGACGTAGTTGCCCATTGGCTATTTCTTCGCGGCGGGCTTCTTCGCCGGTGCTTTCGCGGCTGGTTTCTTTGCTGGTGCCGGTTCCGGCTTTTGGATGCGGGACGGCGCCTGCTTTTCCCAGAGTGTTGACATGAGTTTTCCCTTCTGGTGGCGGGTTCCCCCCTGGCGGCCGCGGGATGGGCCGCCAGGGGGTCGCCCTTGCTCGCGCTAGAGGGGCTAGACGCGGAGCCTGGGGTGGGAAGGACTAGAAGGTCGGTGTGACCAAACCGGTGCCCATGACCTGGCTGATCGCTGCCGGGTAGCGCCCGAACACCGCCGCCGCGTACTGGAACGCGACCATTTTGACGGTGAGTTGACCGCCGAGGGTCTGATCCATGCGGACCATCTGCGGCGCGCCAGCCGACTCGAACAGCAGCATGTCGGCGCGCCGTACGACGAACACCGAGTCCTGGTTCGATCCGGCGCCGGTGTTGGTCTTGACGTTCGCGTCGGCGACCACCGGGATGCCGGCGATCTGTAGGCCGTTGAGGCCGTAGCCGGCGATCGGGCCGTGACCCATCGCGTTCTGCGGGACGTTGGTCTGTGGGAGTACCAGCGGGCGAGACTGGCCATCTACCGCCGCGGCGAGCCAAGCGGCGCGGCGCGGGTGCATGATGATCAGGTCGGGGCCGGCGTACCTATTGGAATTTATCTGCTGGATGGCGTCGAGCAGTTTCGGGTAGAACTCGGCGACCGTCGGCGACGCGTCTGTGTAGACGACGTCGTTCTTGCCGGTGATGTTGTTCAACCCGAGCAGCGCGCCCGAGGTGCCGTCGCCGTACAAGCAGCCCTCGTCAAGCGCCGTAGCGATAGCCGACGACAGGTCAGCCATGATGAGGGCGTCGATGCCTTCGCCGCGGTCCAACGCCTGCCGGCTGATGTCCTGCTGGCCGGCGATGGTGCGAACGTCGATCGTCAACAGTGTGTCGTCGATGTCCTGCTCGCTCACGGCGCTGTTCTCGGTGGCCTGAACGGCAGCCGTCGAACCCGTCGTAACGCGCGAGATGTTCAGCGTCATGCCTGAGCCTGGAAGGGGCATCGGGGTGCACAGGTTGGCGAACGGCCGACCGGCGCGAGCCAGTTCGGCGGCCAATTGGACCAAGTAATTTGGGACCACCAATCCCGCATAATTAGCGACCCCACCGTCGCGGTGTTCGACGTCCATCTCCGCCGAGTGGCGGGCGATGCGGCCCTGCGCGGACGGGTCATGATGGAACTGGGAGGCGTACAGGTCGCGGAAGAACGACCGGCCCGAAGTCTCCGAGTACGTCAACGGCTCGTCGCCGACGCGCACTTCGGTGGCCTTCTCGGCGTCGTCCTGCGTTGGGGTGACCTCGGCGCGCATCTTCGCGGCCTCAGCGTTCGCCAACTGGATGTCGCGGAGTTCGCTGATGCGGGCGTCGAGGCTGTCAGCGCGGGCGTGCAGGTCGGACAGGTTCTGTTCCTCTGTCTCGCTGAGATCGCGGGTTTCTTCGGCGGCGGCGTCGCAGACGGCGGCCATTGCGGTGCCGATTTCTGCGCGCTCGTCGACCAACTGGTCGAGCAGTTTCATTGGGGTTACTCCTGGTGGGTCGTGGGTCGTGGTACCGGGTGTTCCCAGGTGCCGGCACGACCGGCGGCGCAGGAGCGGCGCGATACGGGGATTATGGCATACGGGTGTGACATTGGGAAGGATGGTTACAGGGTGAGTAGGCGGGCGCGCCAGACGGCGAGTTTTGGCGCCGACGTTTCGTCGTCGGGGTCGAACTCGCGGACCGCTAGAACGCGGGCGTCGGCGTAGGCCGGTACCTCTGAGATGAGGCCAACGTGGTGCAGTTTGACCTCGTCCCTCTGGACGAGCGGTCGGCCGTCGGCGGTTTCGCGGCGTGTGTCCCGCACCGGGACGAACCCGACGCTGAACGAATGCATGACGCCATCACGGGCCAACTGGAGCGCCTCGTCGCCGCGCCCTGTGCGTGACATCAGGAATTCTGCGTAGAGGCCGTGGCTGGTTTCTTCCAGCCGGGTTGCTTTGCCTAGCGGCATTGCGTCGCGGCGGTGGGCTTCCAGCAGCGGTATCCGGTCGCCGCGCTCCTGAATACTCTTGGCGAACGCTCCG